TTTGCTTTTGTCATTCGGTTTGTTATGTTTTGTATCGTCAACCTTGTCCGTACTTCTTAACGTGTGTGCGAGGTCATCGGCTTTATGCTCCGAATAGCCATCATCCCACACAATTTTTATTTGTGGCTCTCCAATATTCTCCTGGACAATCTTGTCATTGAATACACTTACAAGTTTTGAAGCCATCCACCTGGCATGGTGTAACTTTTCCCTGGCCCATTGAACTTGTTGTGGCTCAACATCAGATTCCAAAAGATCTTGCATTTTATCAAGCCAGGTCATTGCTCCAATTCTTCGATTTTCTAATATTAATTTTTTTAACTCCGGATCTTCATTCATCCAGGCGTAAACAGTGCTTACATTTGGCATATCTTTGGCTCTACAAATGCTCGTCAATGAATGGCCCAGCTGTAGTTGTTCGTGTATTTTTTTTAATATATTCTGCGATTTCTTCATAACTTTTTTCCTTAAATTGTTTTAACTTCATTAAACTTTTTATTTTGCCATTTATTGTTTTTGGCCCTGTGCTTTTTCCTCCATGCAATCGGCAAATATAACTTCCTTTTTTTGTCAATATTCCTTTTGCCTGGCACTGTTGACCATCATATTTACGCCTGGCCTGGCACTGTATTTTTTTTTTCGGTCTACCTGTCATTTTATTTTGTTTATATAATATTTTAGTATATATAATATTTTATATTATACAGGGGGTATATTATGACTATAACGATTGTAAATGTTTACGGCCATAAAATTAAGGGTTTAGTTTCTTTTTTAGGTCGTAGAGTGTTTATAGATGGTAAAAAATTACCTAGCGCAGCTGGTGTAAATTATCCAGCTGATTGGACCGAGGATTTCACAATCATGGTCGCTAAAAATCATTTTAAAAAAGGAGCTTATTTAAAATGCAAAAAAAAATAAAAAATCAAAATCCTTTTTTAGTTGATGCTATTGTACACGATAAAGAGTATGCAATACATCGACTAAAAGAAGTATTTAAAAAAGGTGATACAGTTTTTACACAGTTGTATCATGTTTCACAGTCTGGCATGACCAGGCACATTGGAATAAGACAATTAAGTGTTAATGATGATAACACCGTTACGCCTCTTAATTGGTCTTATTGGGCCTCACTTGTTACAGGTTTTCGTTTGAATAAAAACGGAAATGGCCTTGTAGTTGGTGGTAGTGGCAT